CGATCTTGCCATCGAAGATGATGTATGAGATGCGCTTTGACTTATCAGACTTTGCAAAGACACGAATCTGATCCGCAAGATCTGGCATGAGGTCAGGTTTAGCCTTGCCTGAAAGATCTCGATCGACATCGATGGCACGAACCCAGCCGTTAGCATCAGGATTGTGATCTGAAGGGCGCGCGCTGTGTCGAGTATCGCCGATCCAACCATCAGAAGTTCTATCTCGATCTCCGAAGGTGTCGTCAATCTGTTCTCTTAACTGAATTGCGCACTTAGAAAGTCTTGGCTTTGTGGTCATTGTTTGAACACTCCCATCGGCAAGTTGCTTCATTCAAAATTGCTTCTATGTGACATTTTGGTTCGATAAAAGCATCGCGTACTGCGTCATAGTGATAACCAATACCGGCAAAGTTTTTGCGTATATTGCCGTTATAGCTGGTCTTAACCCATGTACCGCCAAGGTTATTTATAAGCCAGGCATAGCCTTCATCTGGCTCATTATTATCGCCGACAGTTACACGCAGCACGATATTGTTTGCATCTACTTCTGCCCAATGAGCCATAATTACACATCTGCTTTCAAGTAACGAACTACGACTCTGCCTGAGCCGCCATTTTTGCCATACTGACCAGATACATAACCACCGCCGCCACCGCCACCGCCACCAGTATTAGCAGCACCAGCAGTTGCATTGTCTGTTGAGTCAATTCCGCCGTTACCACCACCTGCTTGACCAGTACCGCCAGCAGTTCGACCACCACCACCGCCACCACCTGCATAAGCAGTACCGAATACTGTTGTGCCGTTACCGCCATTTTGACCAGCTGAGCCTGTGCCACTTGTTGCTGATACACCTGCTGATCCTGATCCACCGCCACCACCTGCACCAACATTGTTAATGCCAGTAAAGTAACCATTACCGCCTGCATTACCTTCGCCGCTTGTACCAGCAGCACCTGTTGGGTTTGTCGCAGCTTCACCGCCACCGCCAGAGCCACCTGTTGCAGCACCTTGACCAGCGTTAGCACTAGCACCTGCACCGCCGCCAGTTGTTGAAATACTAAAGCCAGTCGATGCACTTCCGTTAGTTCCGCGAGCAAAGCCAGCAACGGAAGCAACGCCACCTGCACCAATAACTTGTGCGTAAGTACCAGGAGTTAGAGATTTTGCAGTTTGTTTTAATCCACCCGCGCCACCGCCACCAGCAAGACCGCCGCCGCCTGAACCGCCACCTGCAATAGTTAAAACATCGCATGACAAAGTGCTACCAGATACGACTAAATCACCATTAGCAGTAAAGGTACGATAAAAGTAAGTAGCGTCGCTAGTTAAAGTTCCACCCGTTACAACAGGCTTAGCGGTTACGCTTTGAACTCCAACAATAGTGTTAAGCATTATGCAATAGCCCCCACGATGTACCAAGCATCTGTTCCAGTTTTAATACAAGCTGCTGATTTATATTGACCTAAAGTAGGTGCGGCAGCAGTGCCCCCAGATGAAAGAATTGTGGTTGTTCCGCTAGTCACAGCTGAGATCGTGCAAGTGCCAGCACCAATGTTTAGAACTGTTATAACTGTGCCCACTGGGTGCTCCACTGAAGCGTTAGTAGGGATCTTGAAAGTATTAGCGGAAGCGTTAGACATCGTCACTAATACTTGATAACTATCATTTAAAACTGTTGTGTAAGTTGTACCTGTTTGAGGGTTAAGGGTAAATGCCACTAGACCATTGAACATGTTGCTAGTTAGCACATCACCCGTAACGCTTGGGAATCCTGTGGCCATTTGTTCTCCTTAGTAAGAAAGTGTGTTAGTGCCTAAAACGCCATATTGTGATGATCCTATTATAAAGGAATCTATGATCGGTTCAAGCGTTGTTAGGGTTGTTTTCCAGTTACTTGGTTTGATGTCGTGTGACACGCCAAATACCTGCAAAGTCTTAGTTAGGGTCGATGAGCCCGGTTGAGTGGTTGTTACTGTAATTGGATCAAAGAAGTCAAGATCCAAAGCAGCAGTGATGCCAGCATCATAGTTGGCAGTGTAGAGATCCAGAGTGACTGCATCGCATCGGATCGATGTTTCTTGGCGAGAAGCAACAAAGGCTCTGGCATTATCTAGGGCTTCTGCATCTGTTTCCATAAGCAGGTTTTGCTCTTGGAATGAGTGCAAGAAATACTTATCGATCGAAGCTTGATTGCTAGCCACCTGAGGTGTGCCACCAGTACGAGTAACGCTAGCCTTGTTAAATACCAGAGTATCGTCTAATTTCCATAAAGCATTGTTATATGAGATACCAGTGCCATTGTCATCAAATACCACTGGACTGCCAGCCACGCTGGAAGAAGTAAGTTGGCGGTCTTGGAAAACAACATTTCCAAATCCGTCCATATACAGTGAACCAAATTCAGTGCTGGTGATTAGCTGCATTGCAGCTAAAGAAGTTCTAAGAGTGCCTGGGTCTGCTTGAACTGTGGTTTGCCCAGCATCGATGTCACGCATACCTGAAGGCCAACCGATTGCATCGAGGATCTTGCCTATGCGAGTGCCAGTGGTTTGACCTGCTGGAGTAGTTGCCACTGTTGTTATCTGGGCATTCTGGAATAGTCTAAAGCCATCGACCGCTTGCACCGTAGTGTAAACGATTTCACCCACATCTTTAGGGGTGGTTGTGTTATATGAAGTTATGTAACCTGCAAAAATTGGGTAGGTAGTTCCCTCGTAACTAGCAGTAATAGTTACCTTACGCATTGGGGTTAAAAGTTCATAGTACGGCGATGACGGGTTCATCGGGTTAAAGTCGCCGTTCTGATCAATGATGCGAAGGCTCATTGTGCCAGTCTGGAATATGTCTGAAAGAGCTGTGCGGCCTCGATGAGTTTTAATTGAATCAACCACGCTAGAAACATCGACTGTAACTGCTGTGTTATCAGCAAGGGCATTTATCCCTAATCGACCAGAATCAATAATCATAGGAGAGGCAAAGCCAGCACCTGTTGAAAAGTTAATGATGGCGTTAATTACTGGGAGTGTCATAATTACTCAAATTCCGGTAATGACCCAGGTGGTCTTATCTTTAAGCCTGTGCCTAAACCGATTGTCACTGCATCAGTCACAGCTGTAACAAACTCATCTTGCATAATTACAGATCCAGTGTTAGTCACATTGACTGTTACTGGTGCTTGTGTACCGAAACCAGAATCATAATTGCGATCTCTATTTTGATACGGATTAAAACTCATGCCAGCAACAGGGATGCTATTTGTAGCAGCCGCAGCCAAGGCTTCTACAACGATTTGTGTTTCTGCCACAGATGCAACGGCAGCTTCAGCAGCGGCCGCCGCTTCAACAGCAATGTTTTCGACCTTTGTTAAGATGTCATCAATGGTGTCATCTGCTGCAAAGATACTTGGCGTATTAGTTACTGTTGCTGCTGCTTCTGCGGCGGCTACTTTAAGATCATAGTTGCGATCTGCGTTTTGAGTAGGGTTATAAGTAACGCCTGGAATCATAGTGCCACTAATTGCAGACATGCCTAGGCCTATTTTACCAAGTGCTGCTAACGCTAGAGATAAACTTCCAGCCCATGTAGCAAAAGGATCTTTGGCTTGTCCGATTGCTAAAAGATCGGCAGCAATCTTAGCATTTTGCTTTTGGATCTCTTCAAGTTTCTTTTGTAACGCTTCAGCCTTTACAGTATCTTCATCAGCAATGGCTTGCATAAGAAGCAATCGAGTCTTTTCTTCTTCGCTGATCTTGCCCTTTAAAGCAGCAGCAATTTGTATCTTTTGAATATCTAATACGGCTGCTGCTTTATCAAGTTTTGCTTTATTGGCAGCTGCTAATTTGTCGGCTTTGATCTTGTTGGCTGCTATTGCTTTATTTGCAGCGATAGTTTTCGCAGCTGCGGCCTTAGCAGCGGCATCAGATCGTTGAGTATCCATGTTGGATCCACCAGTTAAAGGAATGTTTCCCATGCCTTTGAACTTCGTGATGTCTGTAATTGTGCCACCAGTAATGCCACCAATTACCCAGTCATACCATTTCAACTTACTGGCAACTACAATCATTTTACTTAACGAAGCGGCAACACTATCGATCTTGCTTACTGCTTGATCTACATCACCATTGCCAGCAAGATTTGCAAATGCTTCAATTAAACCCACACCAATGGTTTCTTTGGCATTATTCGTAGCAATAGCCAGTTTGTCCATTGAACCAGAAACTGAGTCTGCTGATTTAATAGCTGCACCAGCAAAGGTTGCAGCCAAATCTTTTGTAACTTCATCAAAGGATTTAGTTGCAAGATCGGCCTTAGATATACCAACACCCAACTTGCTAAGGGCTGTATTGCTACCTAGAAAAGCCTTTGCTAATGCTGAAGTAACTGAGTCAAGATCTTTGCCAGTGCTTGCGCTTATGTCCATTGCAATACCCATAAGTCGCTGGGTTTCAGCAGTGTCGCGTGTAGCAATGGCTAATCTGGAATAAGATGGGCGAAGCTTGTCATCAACGATTGCATATTCTTTTTCAATCCGTTGGATATAGCCTTCAGCCGTTGCTGCATCGCGTTCTAAGCCGACATTCTTTAAGGCTAGGGCTAATTGTTGCTGAGCCTTCAAATCGGCTGCTGCCGCCTTTACAGAGGCTTC